GCTGGTGCCGAGGATCTCGCCGTAGTTGCGGATCGCCTCGTCTGCGTTGAGGTTGTCGACGATTTCGGGGAACACGGCGCTGAGGTTGCCGGCGAACGAGAAGGTGCGCTCGATCGATGCCGCAGCGACAGCTTCCTGCGCCTGTGCCAGCAGCGAGATGTACTTGACCTCGAGGTCGATGCCCTCGATCGCAGGCGGTGGCGGTGGCAGCATGCCTGCCTCGTACGCGAACAGGAACACGTCCTCGATCAACGGGTCGAGCAGCTCGGTGTTGAGGCGCTGCAGCACCGGGCCGAGCAACACGAGCTTCTCTTCGTGGCGCTCTGCCACCTCGGTGGCGGTCATCATGCGTCGGTCGCTATTGATCATCATCGCGAAGAGGTCTGCGTAGAAGCCGCGCTGGATGCGGCTCTGCACCTCTTGGATGTCCATCATCATCTCGTTGATGCGGGGCTGGACGAGGTATGCAGGCTGGAAGCCCTGCGACCCTTGTTGCGGATCGACGTAGGTCGTGCCACCCGGCAGCACGGTCGACGGCTTGCCCTTCAGGCTGATGCTGCCGACCATCGGCGGGTTGACCATCTTGTCGATCGCCTGCGCCTTGCGCCTTTGCTCGTGCTGCAGCTGCTTGATGTCGCCAAGGTGTTCCATGCCGGGGCTGACGCCGTAGACGTCGCCGCCCAGCACATCCCAGCGCGGGCAATAGGCAGGGAAGCGATCAAAGCCGCCCTCTTGCAGCAGCTTGTCGCCGTCTGCGCCCTTCTCCATGTAGACGTCCATGAACGCCTTGTTCTTCGGGTCGAGCGGACGTGTCAGGTCGCGCGCTTCCATGCGACGCGGCTGGATCAGGTGGATGATCTCGATGCGCTCGTCGTAGTTCTTCTGGTCCCACAGGCGCTTGACGGTCTTGGAGACGTTCGACCAGTCCTCGGTGCCATCGCGCTGGATGACGAACTGCTCGACCACCTGCGACACGCTCATCGTGAACTCGCGGCCCAGCGTGTCGACGTTGCCGTATTCGTCCTCAGCGATGACGTACTCGCCTGCGGTGAATGGGCGGAACGAGACGATGTCGGTCGGGTGCCGGCGGCGGTACAGCGCGCCGGTGCCGAACGCGCCAAGCTCGGTGTAGATGGTCGACGCGCTGTTGTAGAAGTTCGAGCGGGTCAGGATGGTGCGGATGATGCGCTCAGACTGACCGAGCCAGTCCTTGACGCCTGCCGCATCCATCATCTCGGGGTCGGGCGTCTGCAGTCGGAACCACGGGCGTGCAGGGCTGGTCATGCCGGACATCATGCCGGCAGCCAGCGTGCGCAGGGATTGGCCACCGGTGTTGTCGACGATCTTGGTGTTGCGCTTGCGGCCCTTGCTATTCTGGCTCTCGAGCAGGTAGCGGCCCCGGCGCGGGATCAGGTAATCCGAGATCTCGATCCAGTGCGAGCGCCAACTCGAGCGATCGTCCTCGAGGCGCTTCCAGCGCAGAAAGATCGCGCCCCGCTTGCCCTTGAGCGAGCTGTTCATCAAGTTCTCTGGCGTCTGCGCTACCATGTTCGTCCCTTACTCTGCCGCCAGCGACGGCTTCGGGGGCGGTGGCGCAGTGTCCTGCGCCTTCGCCCGTTCTGCGATCGCTGCGTTTGTTCGTTGCTGCGCCATCATTGACCCGTCAGGCTTTTGAGGGCGCGGGCGGTGTCGCTGACGCTCAAGCCTTGCGCGCCGCCGACGTTGCGCACGCTGCCGCCAACACCCGCCTGCATGCGACCGCGACGACTGGCGTCAGCTCGTGCGCGGCTGGTGGCTGCATCCTGCATCGTCGGTGCAGGCGGCGGAGCTGCCGGCGGAGCTGGGGGCGGAGGCGCGCTGCCGCCGCCGAGGCCGGGCAGGGTCAGGTAGATGGCGAGGCGTGACATGAGCTGGCTCCCGGTCTGGTTTTGATGAGATGCTGACGCAGCTGCCAAGGCGTAAGCGCCGAGGATCTGATGCCGCAGATGGATTTGGTGAGGCCGACGCAGTTGTTCAGGATGAACGGGCCGGGCGTGCGCCGGGCCTTTCGCTCGATCGCGATGACCTCCTTGCCCTGCTCGCGCAGGTACTGCGCCAGCGGGTAAGCAGGCTCGCACAGCACGGTGGTCACAGGCCCCTCGAGGCGCAGATCGTGACCCACCCACGAATGCGCGCGCTCGTCGATGACGGCGCACCAGACGTGCCGATAGCCCCGCTTCAGCAGCGGGCTGAGCGGATGCAGATTGTTATGTTCGAAGATCACGAGCGCGGCTGTCATGGCGCGAAGATACACGACTGGCCTTGACATGTCGAGATCAGCCCCCCCCGAACGGGTCGTACTCGTGTTTCGCCTGCTGATAGTTCGCTCCGTCGTAGCCTGCGCGGGCCGAATGGTGCACCGGCAGGGCGTAGGTCAGGGCGAGCGCATCAGCCATATCCGGCGAAGATAGGCCGCGCTTCTTCATGTCCTCTTTGCGCTCGAGCTGGATCTCGTTGCGGATGTTGTAGCCGTATTCGACGCCGGTCAGGTCGGTCTTGAGATCCTCGTCGGCGGGCAGCCGGATGCCTGCCTTGATGGCGTCTCGCAGGTTGCCCCACATCTGCGCTCGCATGTTGGCGTAGCCCTTCTGCGTCGCCTTGGAACCGAAGTTGACCTCGATCACGTCGTGCCCCAGCTGACGCAGGCGATCGACCACCGGCCCGCCGACGCCGCCACCGTCGACCATGATCGCGTCGGGGCGCGTCTCGTTAGCGATGCGTGACACCTCAGCTGCCAGCGTCATCGTGTCGATCTGCTGGTAGACGTGGAACCCTTGGCTCTCGGCGTCGCGCCCCTGCCGCAGGTAGATCACGCTGCTGTCATCGCCGAACCGGGCGACGTCGACGCCCATGACCAGAGGCTCACTGGGACCGACGAACACCTCGTGATTGATGCACCTCTCGACATCTCCAACGCTGATGAACTGCAGCGAGCCAGCGTCCGGGAACATGCCACGCACGCGCACCTTGAAGAAGTCGCTGTCTTCGCCGTAGTCCTTTGCCCATTGGTCAAACAGCTCCTTGTTGGTCTGCTCCACGTCGCGGCTGTCGATGAAGCGGCGGATGTAATTGTTGCGGAAGCGGCCCACCATGTTCTGGTAGAAGCGCCCGCTGTTCCGCGTCGGGTTGCCGAAGTCGAACGTCATCGGCTCGCCGTCGGTCAGGCCGCCCTCGCGCACCTCGTAGATCCGATCGGGCACGGCTGACGCCTCGTCGAAGATGTAGAAGGGGGTCGAGTTGGCAGCGTGCAGGCCTGCGAAGGCCTCGCTGTTCTCCTCGCGGCTGGTCAGCGCGTCGACGCGCCACGTCTCGCGGAAGTCGTTGTGGTACAGGTTCAGAGAGCCCGCGCCGCTGTTGATCGTGTACCAGTGCTGCGTCAGGCCCATGCCATGCCACTTGGCCAGCTCCGACCACGTCTTTGTTCGCAGCTGCTCGCCGGTGTTGGCAGTAACCACGCCCTTGGCGAAAGGCCGGGTGTCCATGATCCAGCGGATGATCCACGCCACGATCGCCGACTTGCCGATGCCGTGGCCCGATGCGGTGCTGAACTGGATGGGGGCGACGGGCTTGGTGCCGTCGAAGCCTCGGTCCTTGATCTCCGCGCCCAGCTCAATCAGCAGATCCTTCTGCCAGTCCTGCGGCCCCGATCGCCCCCGAAGCTGCCCGCTGCCCCACGGATAGCTGACCAGCACATGACGCAGCGGGTCGGCGTAGCAGGCTGCCATCTCGTCGGCGATCTGTCGGTTGGCGTCTGCGAGGTCGGTCATTTGATGATCACGCGGGCGGCGCGCTCGTAGCATCCTGTGCCCCAGTTGAATACCCACGGCGCTGGGTCGGTGCCGCGTTCAAACCAGAGAACAGGCGGCCCGCCGGCATCGTTCGTCTCGATCATGAGGACGCCATCGTCGATCTCAGGGATCTCGATCCACAGATCACTCAAGCGGGTCATAATCGTGCACCGTCTCCGTGATCGCTGCAGGGTGGCCACCCGGGCATTGCTCAGGCGCTGTCGCCTGTCGGGCGCCGCAGCTGGTGCATATCTGCTCTGACCCCTGACCCGGCAGGGGCGGGCCCCAGCGGTGCGGTCTGCTAGTGTACGCGGCGTTCGTCATTGCTCGCCTCCAGCAGCTGCGATGCCAGTGTGCGCCCTTGCTGCAACCGCTCGACCAGCTGGTTGCCTTGGAACACGTTGATGTCGGCTTCGATCTTCGCAGGCAGGATCTTCGCCAGCAGCGTGAGGTACGCCTTCGGCTCGAGCGTTGCCATCTGCGTGAGGTACTCGGCACCGCCGACGTTGGCGAAGCTCTCCTCGATCGCCTCCTTGATCAAGACCGTGGTCTTGTTCTTCGAGCCGCGTCTGCGCCCTTGCCCTGCGGCGGGCGGAATGGTGCCCTTCTTCGCAGCCATCAGCAGGTGATCTCCTCTCTAGTGTTTGGCCTCGACCTTAGCATGCCAGTACGCCGCAATCAATCCAGCCTCAGCGATGCCATCATCTGCCTTGTACTTGAGCAGGTCATCTGCAACGCTGCCGAACATGATCTTGGCGGCGTCGATGCTGGCCTGCTTGGCGCTGCTCAGCCCCATCGCCTTCTTCCAGCTGGCAGGTGTGACGTAGTGCACCGGCACGCCGACGCTGAACACCAGCGCCTCGATGCCACCCAGCAGCCGACCGAACTGGAACGAGCTGCTGACGCCCTGCTTCGGCATCGCGTGCACAGCCTCGATCACCGCCACATCGAA